TTTCGCGTTAAAAACGGGTTAACCGTAGCGAATGGCGTAACAATATCGGCAGGCAACGTCGTAATTACGAGCGGTCAACTCGTTATTGGTGCGACTGCGATTAACGCTACCTCACTGAGTGACGGGGCCAATAACGCATATTCCAATGCAGTCACTTATACCGATACAAAGATTGGAACTGCCAACACAGCAATGGTAGCCAATGCCGGTGCAGCTTATACGAATGCCATTACAATTGCTGCGAATGCTAGCAATCTGACTTCTGGTACAGTGGCATTTGCTCGATTGCCTTCATTGTTTGTTGGAACAACGACGATTCAGTCGACGAGTGCCGCGCAAGCAGTCAGTGGCATTACAACTCTTGCTGCTGGTAACACAACGATCACTGGCGATATCACAGTTTCTGGTAACCTCACTATCAATGGTACCACAACGAATATAAATTCTACAAATCTTCTTGTAGAAGATAAAAATATTATACTTGGTGATGTGACTACTCCAAGTGATGTCACTGCCGATGGCGGTGGTATTACTCTGAAAGGTGGTACCGATAAGACATTTAACTGGGTTGATGCAACTGATAGTTGGACATCTTCCGAACATTTAGATATTGCAACTGGTAAAACCTATAGGATCAATGGTACTACTATTGCTAACTCTACGGCTTTAGGTACTGGAATTCTTGCATCGTCTCTTACCTCTGTAGGCACTTTAAGTTCTCTTACACTCGGCGGAGCTTTATCTGCGAATGGTGGAGTAGGAACTGCCGGTCAGGTATTAGCATCGAATGGAGCGACTGGTTCTCCATATTGGGTAACAGCAGTCGGTCCTCAAGGTGCTCAAGGCGCAACTGGTGCAACTGGTGCTCAAGGTGCTACTGGTGCAACCGGTGCTCAAGGTGCTACTGGCGCACAAGGTGTTGCTGGCGCGCAAGGTGCTCAAGGACTTCAAGGCGCTCAAGGTGCTACTGGTGCAACTGGTGCTCAAGGTGCTACTGGTGCAACCGGTGCTCAAGGTGCTACTGGCGCACAAGGTGTTGCTGGTCCTATAGGCGGATCCAATACACAAGTCATATTTAATGATAGTAACGTAGCGAATGGTTCTGCTAACTTTACATTTAATAAAACAACTAGTGCAGTAACTTTTGGTGGACCGGTATCAGGTATCACGACTCTTGCAGCCGGTAATACTACGATCACTGGAAATATTAGCGTTACAAGCGTTGGAAGTTTTGATCGAGTGACTACTGCTAATAATGGCAGTGGAACAAATATTGGCATCGGTGATGATGCGTGGTTCGGAGATGTTAACATCGCTGACACTGTTCGTATTATGGGACAACAAAGTGCCAATAACGGACACATTATCTTTGGTAATGCTGATAATAGTGTAAAACTTGGTAGAACTGGAACTGGTGCTCTTACATGGAACGGAGCATTTAGTGTTACTGGTGGTCTAACTACGCTGTCAGCGAACCTTGTGATGGCCAATAACAACATTACTCGCCCAATCTTAACAGGTTATACAGAACACGAAGTGGCTAATACTGCTGCGACTGGATCATATAGCCTTGATTGCGGTGCTGCTAACTTCTTCGATTTGACTCTCACTGGAAATATTACAATCGCTCCGACCAATATACCTCCGGCGACTCGCGTATGGTCTGGTTCTATTGCAGCCAAACAAGATGCAACAGGAGGTCGTACGATCACATGGCCGGCAGGTACTAAATATGCAGGAGGAGTTGTGCCTCCTGCGACAACGACTGCAAACGCGCTCGATATCTGGTCGATTATGACGTACGACGGAGGCACGACTTATATTGTTTCATTGTCAGTGAAAGCGGCGGCATAACTTATGGGTATTGGTGGCGGTTCTAAATTTACACTCGAAAAAACCTGGCGAGCAAGCGGTGTCGGTACGACGAAGTTTAATAGCCCAGGAAATATCGCAATTCCTTATGGTAGGAATAGTATTCTTGTTTCAGGACAAGGTGGATCTGGAACTGCTTTAATTCCTGGGCCTGGAGCTAACTTTAATATTGTCGCCGGAAATGCAACCGGTACATTTAATATTATTCCCGGGACCGGAAGCACATTCAACGTAATTCCTGGACCTGGAGCTAACTTTAATATTGTACCAGGAAATGCAACCGGTACATTTAATATTATTCCCGGGACCGGAAGCACATTTAATATTATTCCTGGACCTGGAGCTAACTTTAATATTGTACCAGGAAATGCAACCGGTACATTTAACAAAGTTCCTGGGACCGGAGCTAACTTTAATATCATCTTTCCACAAACAGGCACATTTAATATTCTCTTTCCGGGAACAGGCACATTTAACATTGTTGCAGGAACTGGAACAGGCACATTTAATAAAGTTCCTGGAACTGGAAGCACATTCAACGTAATTCCTGGGCCTGGAGCTAACTTTAACATTGTTGCAGGAACTGGAACCGGTACATTCAATAAAGTTGCAGGAACTGGCACAGGTACATTCAATAAAGTTGCAGGAACTGGAGCTGGCTTTAACGTTGTTGCGGGAACTGGAGCTGGCTTTAACGTTGTTGCGGGAACTGGAGCTGGCTTTAACGTTGTTGCGGGAACTGGAGCTGGCTTTAACGTTGTTGCAGGAACTGGAACTGGTAGTTATAATACTAGCGGTGGAAATGCAGTCTCTTATAATGCTCCTAGTATTAAATATGGCCCAGGATTTGTGAATGCATTTAACGCTATAAGTAATGGTCCTCAAAACTTCAATGCGCCTTCAAATGGTCCACAAAACTTCAATGCGCCTTCAAATGGCCCACAAAACTTCAATGCGCCTTCAAACGGCCCTCAAAACTTCAATGCGCCTTCAAACGGCCCTCAAAACTTCAATGCACCTACAAATGGGCCACAAAACTTCAATGCTCCAACGAATGGCCCACAGAATTTTAATGCACCTACAAATGGGCCACAAAACTTCAATGCTCCAACGAATGGCCCACAGAATTTTAATGCTCCAACGAATGGCCCACAAAACTTTAATGCGCCAACGAACGGGCCTCAAAACTTTAATGTCGCGAATGGTCCTCAGAACTTCAATGTCGCGAATGGTCCTCAGAACTTTAATGCGCCAACGAACGGGCCTCAAAACTTTAATCCTGCAACTAACGGGCCTCAGAACTTCAATGCGCCTACAAATGGTCCTCAGAACTTTAATGCGCCAACGACCGGGCCTCAAAACTTTAATGCGCCAACGACCGGGCCTCAAAACTTCAATGCGCCTTCAAATGGCCCACAAAACTTCAATGCACCTTCGAATGGTCCACAAAACTTTAATCCTGCTACCAATGGTCCGCAGAATTTTAATGCTCCAACTCCGGCGGTTCCAGGAAATGCAGCAAATGCGCTCGGTATTACTTTCCCCGGATCAAATGCCGGTGGTACGCCTGCGCCGGTGATAAATAATCAGACGGCAAGCTACTATTCTTTTCCGGATGGCCAATCACATTCGGTAACTGTAGCGCCCGGAGGATATATAGATATTACTATTGAATAAGTGACTTGACGAGGATTTACTATGCCATATATTATTCCTAAATATGGGAAACAATTGAATTGCTTTGCAGTATGGTCGGGAGGATTTACTCCTGAAGAAGTCGATAAAATTATCGATCTCGAAAAACTCCAAGAGTTTGAAAAAGGAAAAGTTGGGCTAGAGAAGAATGCCGCAGCTCCGGCTGAAACGCGAGATTCTGATATCTCGTGGATACATCATGATCAACACAGTGATTGGCTATTTCAGAGAATGTCAGGAATCGTTTCTGTCGTGAACTACGACAACTTTATGTATGATATCGAAGGCGTCGAAGCTTTTCAATATACAAAGTACGGACCAAATCAACATTATACATGGCATTGGGATGTTGAATTTGGCTGGCAGAAATATATAAGAAAGATCTCAGCATCTCTGCTTCTTTCAGATCCGAGTGAATATGAAGGTGGAGAGTTAGAGATCGTAAACAACGGAAACTTTGAAGACAAAGTTTCGTTTAAACCGAATAAAGGTGATATCGTATTCTTCGCTTCATGGATGCCACATCGAGTGAAGCCAATCACTTCTGGTTTTCGTAAGAGTCTTGTAGCATGGGTAATGGGTGAGAGAGAATGTTGAGTTGGAATCCTTTTAAAAAGAAACCTATTATTGAGTTTTATTGCCATCGCGATGATGTTGAGGCATTACCTCAGCCAAAGCCTGCGGCAAAATATATGCCAGAATGGTATAAAAGAATTCCTCCACTGATTACAGATGGAAGAGATGATCGTGATTGGTCAGGATCTCATAGCTTTACTGCAAAAAAATGCATGCCGATGATCGACGCAATGTCATTAGGATATGTCATTCCTCTTATCGGCGACTTGACAGTCAGATCAAATCACGACTGCAGTACAATTGAAGTCACGTCTTCTCCACAGATCAACGTATGTGAGTTTCATGACATTCGACAACTTGGAGAAAGATCTGCTCCTGGATTTCCTGCACCTCCTTTGAAGTTTGTCAATCCATGGATTGTAAAGACTGCTCCGGGTTGGTCGACTCTTTTCATAGCTCCGATTAATAACTTTGAAAGCCATTTTACATGTCTGTCAGGATTAGTTGATACTGATACATATCCAAAAGAAGTCAATTTTCCTGCAATCTGGCACACTCCAAATGCCGACGTGCTTTTACTTGCTGGTACACCTTTAGTCATTGCCATTCCAATTAAGCGTGATGCTGTTCCATCAAAGCCCAATATTCGAAACATGAAAGAAGATGAACATCACTTAATTAATATCATATCAAAGATGCAAAACACTCGAAGAAGCGTATATACAAAAGAATTGAGAGTACCAAGAAAATGAAAAACTTGTTTTCTTTATTAAAACCAAAGAAAGATATTGAATTCGTAGATACTAAGAAGTTATCTTATCATAACTTTTCTGTTGAACGAGCGATTGATGTTCCAACAAATACTCGCAAGGTTCAACAAGACAAGTATGGCAAGCATCTGATGCCATACTGTCCGGGAATTTTAGACTATGCTCAATTTGGCTATATCATTCCGGCGTGGGTAGACATTCATATTATGGCAAATAAAGCTGGTACTTCTTGGTATCTTGGAGACAGAGGACCGAGAGGAGATCGCGGATTTGACAATGGCGTAAAGATGGATGAAAAATTTGTAGAAGGCGCATTTACTCCAATTGGAATTGATCCTACAGCAATCTTATTTCCATCTCCTTGGAAAATTTTTACTCAAAAAAACATTAGCGCATTGTTAATGCCTGCATTTTATCATTCTACTTTTCTTGAAGATCTATACATAACTCCTGGTTTGGTAGACTATAAGAGTTTCCATATTACAAACTTCATTTGCATGCCGAAAAGAGAATGTAACGTTCACATTAAAGCGGGAGAACCTTTGTTGCACGTCATTCCTTTCCTCAATAAAGATATTACTGCTTCTGTTGGCCCAGCTTCAGATGAGATGATAGATAAAACTATGAATCTAATTCCCGGAGATGATAAGCAATACTATCGAAAGTATATGGGAATAAAAAAGAAATTTAATATGCAAAAAGAAGAGAATAAACAATGAACATTTTTGTTTCAGTATGCTCGTATCAAGATCCTTTACTTCCTCATACCATCAAGAGTATGATGCAAACCAAATCCAATCGGAATAATGTAGTCTATTCGATCTTCGAGCAAACTCGTTATGAAGATTCGTTGGCGTGCACAGAACCTGTGCTTGTAAGTCGAGATGATGTCATCTATAAAAGAATCGATCCCGAATACTCTGATGGTTGTGTTTGGGCAAGATATATTAATATGTTAAATATCACAAACGAGTATGACTTCATTTATCAAGTCGACTCACATATGTTACATGATATGAATTGGGATCGAGCTCTGATTGAAGATTATAAGAGAGCGATGGATATGTGTGAAACCAATAAAGTCATCATTACTGGATCATGTAAATCATTTATAATTGAAGAAAAAGACGGAGAGATTAAAACTTATCTTTGTCAAGAAGAAAATGATGCTTGTCAAGTCAAGTATTATACTATTGATCCGGATACTTTGATTCCAGATGTACATGGAGACGCGATTCCATCGACTGATATGCCAAGACCGGCGTTTCATATTATGGCAGGAAACTTCTTTACGCATGTCGATTGGATTGACAATGTCGGATTAGATCCAAAAGTCTTCTTTGTAGGAGAAGAAGTCATGATGACGATGATGTCATACGCTGCTGGATATAAAATGTTCCATCACAGTAAGATGGTTTCATATCACTTAGAAGACACGAGTAATTGGCATACGAAAACTCCGCCAGAAGATGCGAAAGCTGCGCGAAGAAGAAAAATACTTTCAGAGATCGGTCGTTGGCAATGGAAAAAATATCTTGAGGCATGCAGAGAAGATCTTCTTTCTGAATTCCACAAAGAATTTGGTGTAGACTTTATTAATCTTGATATTGAAGATCGTGCTCGAACTTATAGTCTTGACGTTGTTCCAGGTAAAATTGATCTTCTTGCTATTTCGAAGAAACCGAAGAAGAAAGTGAAATTGCCGAAAACTCTTTTTATGAGTGAAGATGAAGAATGATCGTTTGTTCTCTTCCACGATGTGGTGCTACTCGTTTTTGCTTGGATCTCCAAGAGAAAACAAGTTTACCATTTGTGGGAGAGTTACATCCTGTTCACATTCAAAGTAATAGAAAACAACTTACTCACGAAACTAAGCATCAAACAAATTTTACGCAAGATTCGTTTGCCGACTTGTTACAAGATCATAGTGAACACATCGTACTTGTAAATCAACACTCGTATCTTTTAGCCAATCAGGCAAGTTTCTTTATACTTCGTAAAAATATGAGAAACGCTGCTTTAAGTATGGCAAATTATTTGCTAAAAGTATATCCCGAATTAAAACCCAATGCCATTCGTTTTAATATTGGTTTGATGTATAATGATTATCGTGCACTCGTCGCGTATTTAAATAAATACCAAAAAGAAGTTGTTTGGTACGAAGATTATTATGGTATCGAAGACACACATATGCCTTTACTTGATTCGTATCCTGGCAAAGAGTCTATTATAAAAGAGATTGATTCGTATTATGAATCTAAAAGTTCATAAAAGATATGTGCTTACATTCGCGCAATTAGCAGGCCCATTTATTACAATCTGGGCTCTGATTCAATATGCAACTTTTCCATGGATAATTGTTTCACTCACAGCGTTCTTTTTGATGAGAGTAATAGGTGGATCGATTACGTATCATCGAATCCACAATCATCGTACGCATACAATGAATCCTATCGTAGAATTCATATGCACGGCATTCGGATTCTATGGTTCATTTGCTTCGCCGCTTGAATTCTGTGTATCGCACGACAATCATCACAAGTATCATGACACTCAGAAGGATCCGCATCCTTACCATTTGCAAGGTTGGAAAATACTTTTTCCAATTCTTTGGAATAATGACACGAATCAAATAAATTTGAAAACAACAGTCAGACTGATTCGTAATAAGATTACCAATTTCTTCTATGAAAAATACTGGATTTTGTTATTCTTACCGTTTCTATTGTTATTCATATCGTTACCAGCATACTTGTTTATTTACATTGTTCCTGCTACATTGTCGATATGGTCCACAGGAATCGCATCTCTAAATCATGATAAAAACGGTCCAAAAGATATGGGATTTTGGTACGGAATTATCAGTGGTGGAGAACATATGCATAAACAACACCACGAACAACCATTTGATACAAGCAAAGAAGGTTGGATAAATACCATCGCAGACATAATAGCTACAAAGAGAGTTAAGATATGAATATTGTTTATACTGTTATAAATGATTTGTCAGAAATAGATTTTGATGACTTGTATGAAAGATCAAAGGATGCTATTGATGCGAATTGGCCGGCAAATTCTACATTAACTGACGCCGAACGAAAAACCAACATGCGCACATTAATTGAAAGCGGAATTAATAATGAGTGGCCAGGATTAAATCCTCATGGCGCAAATGATACTTATATTATGATAAGAGCTTTTGATACTGTAGCTGGAAAAGATATGGGATTTGTAAGCGGGTTTATCCTTGAAAATGGAACATTAGATGGCAGACATTCACTCACTGCTCCGGATGAAAACGGTTCTAGAAATTACGTTTTTAATCAAGAAAATGTAACAGCCAAAAATAATTTTAATATTGAAATTGGTATAACTAAACATTTGTATAGAAATATTCCTGCAAATTCAATCTTTCATAGAACTTTGCGTATGCGAGCAAACGCAGCAAACTATGAACTTTTAGAAGACGTAGATTCTCCAACGCACGGGCCAAATTTTAGAAATATATTAATACAATTAAATCTATGAAGTTTTTATTGAATGTAGGAGCCGAGAAATCTGGCACTACTTGGTTATATGAGTATTTTAAAGAACACCCAGATTTCTATGATATGGGAAAAGAACTGAATATTATTCAGAGAGACGATTTAGTTCCTGTCTTAGAAGATGTAAGCGAATATAGAAAAGACATAGAGTCTTTCTTTCAAGCGGTTTCAAATATAAATCAAGTGACTGGTGACTTCACACATTATGAAGGCTCGAGTGAGAACATCTTTCGACTTATTAAAAACGGTTTACTAAAATACGATATCGAAGTAGTACCAGTTTATATTATGAGAGATCCTATTCAGAGGAGTTGGTCTTCTTGGAATATGATTGGAGGAGGTAAAATTCCAAATCGGTCGTTAGCTTCACGATTTGTCATGAGCAATTTCATATCATGTAAATATAAAGAAACTATCGAAGCTTTGGACAGTGTGTTCGCAAATCCGCTCTACTTCTTTTATGAGGATTTTTTTACTCAAACCAATATCAATCAGATATGTGACGAGTTAGAAATTTCTCGACATCCAGCAGAATGTGATAATAAAGCAGGAGCTTCTTCCTATAAGAAAATGCCAAACAGTTTCGTCAAGGCTTTTGGTAAATCTTTAAAGAATAAAGAGGCTGCTAAATATGTTTTTGAAAGATTTGAAAATGTACCATGGAAACTCGAGGATTATTCGTAGATCTACTCTCGATGAAGATATTCGCTTAACTTTTCTTGAAGGTTTAAATAGGCATACGAACATGCATTACTTTGATCGTAATGCGCCTACAAATAAAACAGATGAAGCTGTGCTTGAATTTCTCGACAGAGAACAGTTTAATTGTAACAAAACTCATATTGAATATTGGTATCAGGCGTATAAATCTTCTGGAGATTTGTGGCCTCATGTAGATTTTAATGAAAAGCTTCGGCACAGAATTGAGGCTGGAGAAAAGTTGAAACCAGAAGAATTAATGTCTCCAATTACCATATCGTGTTACTTAGAAGCAATCGATCTTGAAGGCGGAGAATTTTGTATTTCTGAAAGAAGTTGGTTAGACTATGAAAAAGAACTGAGCCCTCCGGAAGTTTTAAAAGAAGAATTGTTAAAATATACACACGAGTCTTTTCAACCTACCGAAGGTGCGGTCTTATACTTCGAAGGCAGTCGATACTACCATTGGGTCAATGAAATCAAAAGCGGCTCTCGCAAGAGCATACTCATCAATTTCTGGGACAATTGTAGTCTTAACTCCACTTCGCCCAATTAATTTCTAATGTCTATATTACCAGAAATAGAAATACGATGTTCGTCTGAAGTTTGAAACGGATATACCTGATGCTTAAGATAATTTGGAAACATAATAAGAGAACCTTCCCATGTCTTATCAATATCTAATTGAGTCGTACTAATTCCACCGTCTAATGAGTTATAAATGAATTCAAACTTTGATGCAACTTTATAGTTTGATTCTCTTACATTTGGCATATTTAATTCCTCTTCTAAATCATAAGGAATTGCAATCCATATCACCCATGAAATAGCTTTGTGGTGAAAATGTATTGGATTATATTCGTGTTTCTTCTGAAAATTTACCCAAGCATCATTATCAATGACATAATTATGATTTTCATAAAAATTAAATTTTCTTCTATATTCAAGAAACGTTTGCTCTATGCATTCTCTAAACTGCCCGTTAATAACATACTGAAATTCTGTTTCTAATTGCCCAGCTAAATTAGTATTGTATTTTTCCGGATTATTATCAACTTGCTTTTGCAAGTCACAAGTCAACTCAGCAAAAATAGAAACTGGAATTCTTGTTTTAAGAACTCCTGGGTTATAAAGTTTTATTTCTGAAAATTCTAAGTTCATAATTTCACCGATAATAATTTAGTTAATAGTAATTGTAGAGGTGTCTTTACATATGCTCATAGTACCTTCGCAACAGATATTCCAATCTTGACCTGTCTTTGCCCCACGGCTTGGAACATTAATGATAACATTTTTACATAGATATTCTTTACCATCTTCGAAAACGCGCCAGACATGATCTTCTGTCCCGCGATTAGGTTGTCCTCTTGATTGATTGAATCTTATCATAAACTCAGACATATTAGATTATTTCTGCTGTTGCATCATATACTATAGGTTCAATGTACGGACGTGTACCAATGTTCATGTGAATAAATTTGAAAGGTTTGGTTGATGTGTTACGAGTAAAGCTATGCGGTAGCCAGGAATTTGCAAACATTAGTTGACCAGGAACTGGCGTAAAATTAATAGACGATGTTGCTGTGGTAATGTTAGAAGAATTATGTTCGTATAGTGGTAACATAAGTTTCATTGGTCGCGGATCATGAATCACCATTCGCGGAGGATCTTTCGGGCACTCTAAAAAATAAAAAGCAACTAACTGACAGTCGCTGTGATTATGATACTCCATTGATGAATACTTATGGTGTTCTTGACTCCAACATTCGGTAAGATAAGTCGAAAGTCCATTCATGTTGTATCCTTGATCGCTCAAAAGATTCCATGCTGTGTTTAATGTGTACTGTATCAGTGGAAGAAGATCTTCTTCGTTAGACACATCTGCTTGCACGACTGGATATACATCGTTTATTTTTGTTATTTTGCGCGCGGCCCTTAACGCCGCATTTGATGCTGCTCTTGAGAAATCAAGAAGTTCTGGCTTCATAATACTATAGATAGGTGAGCTAAAATACTGCCACTGATCAAGTATGTCTGTCATAATAAAATCCTTATGTTATGTATATTGGGAAAGATCAGCCTCTATCACTGTATCTAAAAACAGTCGGTTTCCAATCTTATTCCAACCACTGTTGACTTGATAAAATATATTTAAACCGTTGTTCAAACCATACTGAATAGCCCAACTAAGTATTTCGGCTGTTAGCGGAGCGCCTGCTTCAAGCAGTTGTAAAAAGCTAAGATCAGGATTTTCGTGTTGTCTCCAAACCATAATTACGTTTGATTCGTCTGGTTTCATCCACATCGGAATAGTATCAAGACCGAGTGGAAACTTTTCATTTCCTAACCATACACAGCTAAACGATTTGCACGGATTCTCAGGTCGTTGTTCATGTATCGAACATCCTTTTGTAGTTACAAAATGACATTTCCTTCCTGGCCAAAATTGATGGCCAAGAGCTTCTCCAGTTAACCAACCGCAGCACTTCGTGCAACTTCCACATTCTCTTGTCATATTATCTCACTTAAATTGAGGACCAGCTAACCATACTACTAGAGTTTTACGAATGCCTTTTGTCACAGGAGTTACTCTGTGTAAAATAAAGGACGGGAATGCAACTACTAAACCTTTTTGTTTTGTGACTTGAGTCGGCACGGGTGCATCAAATATCTCAAGATCTCCCCCCTCGTATTCAGAAGGATCAGATAATTGTATTACAAGAGATAATTTGCGAGGCGCATTCGTTGCATTTCCACCTCTGTCAAGATGCCACGTATAATGATCGTCTTTTCCATCGTATATAGTATACTGAAAGTCCTCTACAAATCCCCATATATCTAGATTGAAGAATTCACCGTTCAGTTGTCTTGCTATGAAAGCAATTCTATCATATATAAAATTAGTCTCGGGCGTAAGATTTATCCAACCTATTTTAGATGATCTAACTGCTTCTTCAACTTTACTATCAGGTCCAACACTAGCAGATTTGATCGTGAGACTATCACCAATACTAACTATTTTATCGATCTCTTCTTCAGTAAAACCATCACGCCATGATGCAAAAGAAATTTCTGGTATACCTAACGATGGAGAAGGAGCTATTTGATATACTGCCATTATTTACGCTCCCAAATATTATCTCGATAATGGGATTCATGACTTTGAAGCTTTCTACGTGTACCTTTGAGTGCTTTCAGTTCAGTTTCATTGAATGCTCTACATACATTTTTCGAAAACAAAGTATCTCTTTTAATTGGAATAACCTGCATTAACGGTGTACCAGCAGGTAGAATACCTTTAAAATTGGGTTCGTTCCAAACAAATGGAAAGTTAATAAACTCAAAATAACCATCGCAGTCTACCATACCCGAAAAACAAGTAAATCTTGGATCAGGTCTATTTAATGGTGGAACAAACAACAGTGAGTATCCTTTCGGGCAGTTGATTGCCCACCAGTTCATGAATTTAATTGGAGGTTTTGGTAAATGTGGAGCGGGGCATTTGTCAGATGTTACTTGCCACTGTAAATGATTCTCGATCATTGCTCTCGGATATTTGCTGTTGTATTCAATGAACGAACAATCTTCATTCGAAGTGATTTCAACATCAGCAACGAGTGGAATAATCCAACCCGTGATCATCGCATCAAGAAAAGGTGGGCATCTTTTGAGAGTAGATTGATCAAAGCCTACATCCTTCTTCATTGGCAAAGCTTTATACCATTCTGGTATCAGTTTGCGGGCAGGATAAGGTTCTGGTATATTTCCTAAATCATCATCATAGCAAAGAAATTCTAGTTTAGGCTCATTCTTTTCAAAAAACGAAAACATCAATTTTGTCCATTTCCAGGTTTTTCATAGTGTATTCCACCAGATTCAATAAATTTTTTACATTGCTCGACGTCGCTCGCACCTCTCAGAATATGATCATCATGCAAACTAAAATGTAAGCTTGAGATCCATATTCTGAGATGTGGTGGAAGTTTGTCATAGCAACGCATTACCAATGCCATTCTTTGTATGTTAACATGTTCCAAATGAATGACTCTATTATATATATGTAAATTACAGGGCTGCTAGTTCGACTAAGTTGCTCTCTGTGATGGCATCTAAGCCAATCAATGCTTGTTTGACTGCGGTAAAATCGTCATGTTTTTCATCGTAGATGACAAATGGAAAATCAGTAAATTCTCCAATATCCCATGTATTTAGAGCATTGAATACAGATTCGTATTGACTACTATCGTTGTATGATAAATGAGTAAACTCAATGTTATTATCCTGTAGCCACTGATAGGCTGCAGCAGAGTCGTTGCCACCTGTCGTAGTCAAACCAGTATAAAGATAAACGTCTTTAATTCCTACTAGCATGTATTGTTTCCTTTTTGTTATTTGTGCTAAAATGTTACACTCATCGTACCATTAGCGCTGCCTGTTCCAATATTTATAGAAACTATTTGATATGGGTATACTTTTACTGATACTGAATTTGTCGTAGTACCAATATTACCAGCGTTTCCTGATGCTCCAGGATTTGATGTGCCGGCTGTTCCGGCGGTCGCTCCAGTTCCAGCACTACCTGCTGTGCCAGTATTTCCTGCTGCTCCTGCGCCTCCTGGATTTCCAGCCGCACCATTTGTAGCTCCAGTTCCAGCTGCTCCTGTTGTGCCAGCATTACCAGCAGCTCCGGCACCGCCTGGGTTTCCAGCCGCACCATTTGTAGCTCCAGTTCCTGCATTGCCAGTCGCTCCAGCATTTCCTGCTGCTCCTGCACCTCCTGGATTTCCAGCTGCACCATTTGTAGCTCCAGTTCCTGCATTGCCAGTCGCTCCGGCATTTCCTGCAGCGCCGGCATTACCAGGACTTCCTGCTGCTCCTGGATTTGCTCCAGTTCCTGCCGCTCCTGTTGTACCAGCATTTCCGTTGGCTCCTGCACCGCCTGGACTTCCTGCTGCTCCTGGATTTGCTCCAGTTCCTGCCGCTCCTGTTGTACCAGCGCTTCCTGCAGCGCCGGCATTACCAGGACTTCCTGCTGCTCCAGCGTTTGCTCCAGTTCCTGCGGCCCCAGTATTTCCAGCACTTCCATTGGCGCCTGCATTACCAGGACTTCCTGCTGCTCCAGCGTTTGCTCCAGTTCCTGCGGCTCCTGTATTTCCTGCGCTGCCTGGTGTTCCTGCATTACCTGAACCACCGGCAGCGCCCGAAAGAAGTCCTCCATTGCCGCCTGCGCCGCCGTTGCCGTTAGTAGCACCACTTATGTTGCCTGAATTACCCGCGGTACCAGCATTGCCGGCGCCGCTACCACCTTGCTTTAAAGTCCAACCCGATGCTCCGCCTCCGCCTCCGCCGCCTCCGCCGCCTCCGCCTACACCAGCGTTGCCAGGAGATCCGGAGTTACCCGCCGTACCACCAGCTCCTCCTGCACCACCGGCGCCATTTGTTCCTGGGTTACCAGCATTGCCAGTGGCTCCTGGATTCCCAGCATTTCCTCTTGCACCGCCTGCACCACCAGCACCGTTATTTCCTGGATTACCAGCATTGCCAGTGGCTCCTGGATTACCAGCATTACCAGCAGCACCGCCTGCACCACCAGCACCGTTATTTCCTGGATTGCCGGCATTACCAGTGGCTCCTGGATTACCAGCATTACCACCAGCTCCTCCTGCACCACCAGCCCCATTGGTGCCAGGATTGCCTGTTCCTCCAATACCACCAGATGTCCCAGCTGTACCACCAGCACCACCAGTTCCTGCAGCTCCATTATTACCGGGATTGCCTGTTCCTCCAATACCTCCGGAAGTACCGGCCGATCCTCCGGCGCCGCCTGTACCAGCAGCTCCATTGTTACCGGGATTGCCTGTTCCTCCAATACCACCAGATGTCCCAGCTGTACCACCAGCACCGCCAGTTCCTGCAGCCCCATTATTTCCGGGATTGCCTGATCCACCTGGATTTCCAGAAGTTCCGGCCGAGCCAGCTGCTCCGTTTGTAGCATTTCCTCCAGCCCCACCAGTACCACCGGTTCCACCTGGAAAATTAGCTAAGGAACCAAACGTTGAAACGTTGCCTGGGTTTCCACTTGATCCCGGATTTCCGTTTGCTGCGCCAGTCCCAGCATTACCAGCAGCTCCGGCACCGCCTGGATTTCCTGCTGCTCCTGGATTAGCTCCAGTGCCAGCATTACCATTTGCTCCAGTATTTCCTGCTGCTCCGGCATTTCCAGGGCTCCCTGCTGCCCCTGGATTAGCTCCAGTGCCGGCATTACCATTTGCACCTGGATTTCCTGCTGCGCCGGCATTACCTGGATTGCCAGTAGATCCAGCGGTTGCCCCTGTTCCTGCATTACCATTTGCTCCAGTATTTCCTGCTGCGCCTGCATTACCTGGATTTCCTGCTGCTCCAGCAGTTGCCCCTGTACCTGCGGCCCCTGTTGTGCCGGCATTACCATTAGCACCGGCACCGCCAGGACTTCCTGCTGCTCCGGCGTTTGCTCCAGTTCCAGCCGCCCCTGTTGTGCCGGCATTACCATTGGCACCAGCTCCACCAGGACTTCCTGCTGCTCCAGCGTTTGCTCCAGTTCCTGCTGCTCCAGTATTTCCAGCATTTCCATTGGCCCCAGCTCCACCGGGACTTCCTGCTGCTCCAGCAGTTGCCCCTGATCCTGCGGCTCCAGTATTTCCAGCACTTCCATTGGCACCCGCACCACCTGCACTCCCTGAATTACCAGTCACTCCGCTACCGCCGCCTCCGCCGCCGCCACCGCCGCCGCCGCAAACGCACCCCCCAAGATTTGCGCTTCCACCAAAGCCACCATTTCCTCCGCCAGGAGAGCCTCCGGCGCCGCCGGGGGCAGAACAAGGCGCAAATGGGGTGCCAAAACAACCGCAGCCACCGCCCGGACTACCACCGCTACCGGCTCCGCCACCGCAAGGTCGGGCTGAACCTTGTCCGCCGCCTCCTCCCGTACCTGCGCTACCGCCAGTGCCACCAGCACCGCCGGCACCATTATTTCCTGGATTTCCAGAGTTTCCTGTGGCACCTGGATTCCCAGCATTTCCTCTTGCACCGCCAGCACCGCCGGCACCATTGGTACCAGGATTACCAGAGTTTCCTGTGGCACCTGGATTCCCAGCATTACCAGCAGCACCGCCAGCACCGCCGGCGCCATTTGTTCCTGGGTTACCAGCATTGCCAGTGGCACCTGGATTCCCAGCATTACCAGCAGCACCGCCTGCACCACCGGCACCATTAGTACCGGGATTGCCGGAGTTTCCTGTCGCTCCAGCATTTCCAGCAGTACCACCAGCACCGCCAGCTCCGCCAGCACCATTCGTACCTGCATTGCCAGTGGCACCTGGATTCCCAGCATTCCCTGCAGCACCTCCGGCTCCTCCTGGGCCGCCAGCACCGTTTGTGCCAGCATTTCCTGATGCGCCGGGATTTCCAGATGTTCCAGCTGTACCACCAGCACCGCCAGCTCCGCCGGCCCCGTTTGTGCCAGCATTTCCTGATGCGCCAGGATTGCCAGATGTCCCAGCTGTACCACCAGCACCACCAGTTCCTGCGGCCCCATTATTTCCAGGATTACCAGCATTGCCAGCAGTACCAGGATTGCCTGCATTACCAGCGTTTCCATTGCCGCCACGACCAGATATATCTATAGAATATACGCCTGCAGGAACGACGAATGTTGCGGGGGCATTGAATACTTGTGTGGCTGGAGCAGCCTTACCTGAAGCTCTAAATACATTTAATGGCATCGTATAACCTTCTTATTAACCTGTATTTGCAAGAGATAAGGCACCGAGATATGTTGTACCTCCGTCGAGGGTAAAGAAACTGAAGACATCGATTTTATTTGCACCAGTTGACATCGTCGGTGTCGAAGCATTCGGATATTTAACAGAAGCCGGCCACGTGATTATTCTCGATCCCGTGGCGTCTTGTTTACAATGAAGTGTGAAACTGTATGCATTGCCCGATGCAGGAGGATTTGAAAATGTAATTGTAATAGACGCGTTGGCCAATGTCAAATCGAATACGTTGGATAGTGATAAATCTACAGTGTGAGTAGTTGTTGTTATAGTATTGGCAACAACTGCTTCTTTGTATGAAGCAAGCTTAGGATTACTTAACACATTATTTGCCATTGCAACGTTGGCATTAAGAGTAGTAATACCAGCTACTTGTAGCGTCGAGGTTACGTTGGCAAAACCAGTGATCGTAGTATTACCGGCAGCAAGGGTGGTAATTCCAGATGCAGCACCTGCGGCTACAAGAGACGAAACAGCAAGTGGTTGACTGTTTGTAGACCAGCGATCATTTGTTTCATCCCAGACGAACTGAACGTTGGCAGACGTCCCGCGCATGATCTCGAAGCCAGCATTCTCAGTAGGAGGATTAGCTCCAAGATCTGCATTCAGCGTAACAATATTATCACCAACGTCGAGTGTTGTGGTGTTCACGTAAGTTCTTGTACCGGAAACTGTCAGGTTACCCGAGAGTGTAAGATCGGCGATTGATAATGTGGAATTCACATGAATACCAGTCGTATTGACCGTAAGTGTTGGCCCAGCAGTTACTCCAATTGTACCACTAGTTGTAATCGTTCCACCAGAAAGTCCATTAGCCGTGGCGACTGAGGTTACACCTCCACCGGTGGCACCTTGAGCACCTTGAGCGCCTTGAGCACCAGTAACACCTTGAGGTCCAGCAACACCTTGAGCACCAGTTGCGCCAGTTGCGCCTTGAACACCTTGAGCGCCGGCAACACCTTGAGCACCAGTTGCGCCAGTTGCGCCTTGAACACCTTGAGCGCCAGCAACACCTTGAGCACCTTGATCACCCGTTGTGCCTTGAGCACCAGTTGCGCCAGTTGCGCCTTGAACACCTTGAGCGCCAGCAACACCTTGAGCGCCTTGAGCACCCGTTGTGCCTTGAGCACCTTGTGCACCGGTTGCACCTTGAGCACCTTGAGCGCCTTGAGATCCGAGAGTAAGTGAAGCACCATTTAAAGTTGTAACTTGAACAATATCACCAGCAATCGCATTCGATGTAAGCGTTAAGACCGTGGTATTTGTCGTGTTATAGTCAACGGCCGCAATCTGACGCGAACCATTAATGAAGACGCTTTCAAGCCCTAAAGTATATACGAATGTGTTTGATGTGTCGTCTAATCCTGTAAACACCGTGGTATTCGATGTGACAGTAAACGTATAGGTATTCATGGTAGCAGCATTTGCCGTACCGCCTGAGCCCCAATAAACTCCTGTTCCATTCGATGAAAGAACTTGGCCGTTGGATCCAGAAGATCCGTTGGCTACGATCGTAGTGACAGCGAGAGAAGAGAGATTTGAACCAACTTCAAAGATGGCATTCGCAGCATCTGAAGAGAAGACTTTACGGTCAGTTAGGTTGACTGCAAATTCACCGTTATCAATAAAGCCGGAATTTGCTACGTCAGTAGTATTAGCTGTACGACCAGAAATTGTCGTGCGCTTAAATTGAAATTTATTTGCCATTCTCAACCTCTATATAGAGCAACGAAGCGGTTATGTAACCCCTAATATTCTATTTATACAGAAGTATCTTCAGCTTTTTTATTTTTATTTCCAAGCTTTTCAAGATCAACAATTTTTGCTTGAAGACTGGTCATGGTTTTATCGGCCATGACCAGTCTTGTTTCTAGCATGATGTTCTTACTTGTAAGATCATGTACACTCGCGAGTAATCGATTGATGTACTCATTTACAAATTCAGCTTCCATAAATTAGAATGTCCCGCCGTCGAGGGTTGCGTATACAACTGCTGTACCGTTAGACTGAAGCACGAATCCAGTAGAGCCAACAGCTAATTTTCTAAAACCGTTCGAAGAGTTAGCAACTAAAATGTCTTCTGCAGTAACAGTCGCGAGTCCAGTACCACCGCTTGTTCCAGGCAGTGCAGTCGAAAGACTCAATGTATTCGCTGTGATACCAACCGCGAGTGTCGAGTTCGCAGTAAGAGTAACGTTAGTCGCGTTCGAAACCAAACCACCAGAGTTTAGGAATGCTTGTAATGTAGCAGTAGTATAACCGGCTGCTGCAGTGTCTACAGTTGTTGTAGGTTCTGTTTGAGAACCAGCAAAGAGCTTATAAACGCCATCTGTAGCATCACGGAAAAGACCGGTATATTTAGCTCCAGTGGCACCGTATTGACCATAAAGACCGATATCAAGAATGTCGGTTGTTGCGTTTCCGTTTGCAAGCTCGATCAGCGAATCTTGGACTGTCAGGTTGGTAGTATCGATTGTCGAAAGCGTACCGAGAACAGTCAGATTTCCGGAAAGAGAAAGATCTGTAATCGAGAGTGCAGTATTAACATGGAGTCCAGCAGAGTTGACCGTGAGTGTTGAACCAGTGGTAAGGCCAACTGCATCTGCAGTGACATTAATACCGTTAGCAGCACCAACATGAACTCCAGTCGCGTTAGCTGTAAGACCATCACCGCCAACAACGTTGATACCAGCGCCATCAACAGAAATACCGTTAGCAGCTTTGGCAAAGACGCCTGAAGTATTCGATACAATACCGTTGTTTGCTACAACAGCAATCGTGGCTGCACCACCTTCACCAGATGAGGATCCAGAAATACCGTTACCAGCTGTGATAGTAGCAACATAGTCGCCTGATGTACCCGAACCAAGAGCAACGTCGCCTGAAAGTTGCGATGTGGCAATTGAAAGTGCAGCAGCATTGACATAAACGCCCGAGGTATTCGAAACAATCGTACCGTTACCAGATACGACATGCACACCTGTTGCGTTCGAAGCAATACCAGCTCCGGCAACAACAAAAACGCCTGTTGCGTTTGCAGATAGACCGTTATTTGCAATAACGTGTACGCCTGAGGTATTTGAAGCAAGACCGCTATTTGCAACTACAGCAATCGCGTCTGCAGAGACGCTGATACCGTTACCAGCACCAACATCAAGAGTTACCTCGCCAGATGTACCGCCACCAGTAAGACCAGAACCGGCTACGACTGATGTAATATCACCATCTTGAGGTGTTACCCAGTATACAGCTGTTCCGTTCGATGCAAGAACTTGTCCTGCAGTACCATTTGTGCCATTTGCATTAAGAGCAACGTTAGTTCCAATATTGATCTGTGTGGCATTTGCTACGAACGCCGTACCAACACTCACAATCGCTGCGTTCACGGTGCCTGTAGAGAATACACCGGTGGCATTCGCAACAAAAGAATTAGAACCAACGACGAAGTTACCGCCAGAGCCAGCAAGAACGCCGCCGGCAACAGACAGTTTATTATTGGTATTATCAAACGTAAAGTCTGCGTCTCCGGCTAATGCGCCAGAATTATTAAATTGAACTTGTGTATTTGAACCAGATACGCCAGAAGTAGGAGTTTCCCAATAAGCGGCTGTTCCATTTGAACTCAGTACTTGTCCGTTGGTACCCGTCGAACCATTGGCTGTAACTGTTGTCACAACAGCGTTAGCAACAATAATCTTGTCGATACCAGAGGTACCATTCGCAACGAGTGCTTGGTTGGCGGTCAGTATACCAGGATTAAATTTACCGGCAATGGTGATCGAAGCACCATTCGAACCAATAAATAAGTGATCGCCATTTGCTGTAAACGCTAATTCACCGTTAGCTAATGTTGGCGCATCAGCTGTCGTTAACGACCTTTTAATTTGAATTAAATTGTCTGCCATTTGGCTATTCCTTTTAGGTTAAAATGATCCGCCGTCGAGATCTACTGCTAGATCCGCGAATGACAGTTGTCTCACCTCATATTTATCATTTTGAGAATTGTAGATTAATGTAGCGCCATTGGCGGCTTCAACGACGCTGACGTCGAGTATGTTTTCAATACTTCGTATTTCTTGAATTTGATTTTTCAGAGTAATAGGACCAGCAGATGATAATCTGCCGTTGTTATTTGTAATTGTAGCGACTAAACGAGATGCACCTGCCATTATCTTGTAACTCCTGGTGTAACTGTGACGATACCTTCAACAAGACGAGAAACTGTTCCGCTGCCATCAGTCAACTCACAGTCATATACGTATCTTCCGGCTGTAAGGCCATTTGTGGTATTTGCCGACATCGAAAGAGCGACGACGCCAGTCACAGCAGTAATCGAAACTGTAAATGCGGTTTGAGCGGTCGAAGTATAATGCTTACGCATCTGAGCGGCACCTGTAAATCCTGTAAGATTTACGATGTTACCATTTTCATCAGTCACATCAATAGACGTAGCAAATGAAGTGCCTTGATCGATAATGATATTTGCTTTCAGTGCCATTTAATTCTTCCGCTATGTTTATTCAAAACTATAAGATGTTACAGTTATCACCCAATATTTAGTTTCTGCACCATTTGATGCTGATACGTTAAACGTTTGTTCATTGAAACCACCTGTATAAGCTGCTACAAGTTCAATTGATGAAGCACTTCCTCCACTTGCAACACTGGCGTATCCACTAAATCCATCTCCTCCAGTATAAGTCCAAACTACGCTTGAAGAAGCTGTGATAGTATAACCTGCTTGGGAACCATACGCTTCGGCAGTGTCAAAAGTCGGAGATGATATTGTGCCGCCCACGGGACTAAAAGTAACTAAGGCTACATCTGCATACGGACGTATTCCTACATATTGCCACGTAGATCCATTCCACATTTTAACGGCGGCAAAATCTTGGCTCCCGACCCACGACGAGCCGTTCCAATATTTAACAGGTTTAGCAGATAGGAACGTTAGCGGCACTTATTATTCTCCTGGCTTAGATGGCCAAACAACGTCTGCTGCATTTGTATAAGTCTGAGGAAGATCTCTTAAAGTTTGACGATATGTAGCCCAAGCAGTTTTATCTCCAGGCCAATCTGCCATTTGAGTATAGTCAGATAAAGCTAGAAGATTATTTCTTTTCGATCTAATTTGTTCCCAAGTAATTACCACGACTCGATCTTGCAAAACAAGATTTCCTTGTGATAAAACCAATTCTTTATTTTGCATATTCATACCATGGAGAAACTGCTGGTGTTGCTCTGCGGTAATTTCAACAATATCTTGCGGCAATGACGGATACCCAAAATCAGTATCGTAAAAACCTTTTGTTGTTGGGCTGTAGTAAATTGTCATTTTATTAATATCCCATTGCTAACCAGTAACCGGTATGAGAACTTTCATCTCCGTTAAACCAACTGAAACCAGTTGTTGATACACTAAAAATGGTTGCACCTTTAGAAGCCTGTCCAAATACGCCTGTATCTCCTACGCCATTCATCACAGCTCGGGCAACCGCGGTGAACGATGTTGGAAATGATCCAGATCCTGTAGTATTTGGAGTAACAGTTACTGTTCCCCACTGAATAATTGCTCCGTTTGGCAACTTAGTCCATCCATTTGACGAGAGACTTTGTGTATATCCTGTAGTTCCTGCAGTGTCAATCCAGATATCACCAGCCGCTGAAGCAGTAGGTTGAGTCGCTGTTACAAAAACTTGGCCGCCACTTGTAAATCCTGCGGTGACGTGTCTTAGAATAGGCGCGACAGCACCAGATGCACTTCCTTGGGCACCTTGTGGTCCGGTTGCACCTTGAGCACCTGTTATACTTGAACCTGCCGCGCCTTGAGCACCAGTTGCACCTTGTGCTCCGTTTATTCCAGGAGATCCTTGAGGACCAGTTGCACCTTGAGCGCCTTGTAATCCTTGAGCACCTTGAGGACCAGCAACTGAAGATGCTGCACCTTGTGCACCTGTAAGGCCTTGCGGTCCCTGTGGTCCTTGGATACCTTGCAAACCTTGGGCGCCTTGAGGACCGGCAACGGTTGAAGCAGCACCTTGAGCACCAGTTGTTCCTTGCGGTCCCTGAGGTCCGATAATTCCTTGTGCACCTTGTGGTCCCGTCGGTCCTTGAACCGAAGGTCCTTGTGGTCCTTGAGAACCAGTTGTTCCCTGTGGACCCTGGGAACCAGTTATTCCTTGCGCGCCTTGTGGACCAGGAACTGTCGAAGCTGCGCCTTGAGCACCAGTTGGTCCTTGAGAACCGGTAGATCCTTGTGCACCTTGAGCACCAGTTGCACCTTGCGCACCTTGAGGTCCAGCAAGTTGCGTCCACACCAAGTTAGCTGTCGCTCCACTTGATGCAAGGACGAAACCTGTTGTTCCAGCAGATTGTGTAGGTAGAAGGTTATTGATCGATCCGCCTGTACCGCCCCGAGATGTAGGAAGTGTACCGACAGTAATAGCAGATGCATCAACAAATACGCCTGCCGCGTTTACTGTTAAACCAGCATTCGCTACAAAACTAATCGTAGGATTTCCAGAAACGCCGTTGCCGTTTGTTACGCTAATGCCGTTCGTAGAAGCAATCGATACCGTAGTACCTGTTCCTGTACCAGTTCTGACTACGATACCATTCGCCGAGATATTGTATACGGTGTTAGCATTGCTTGCTGTACCAGTATAGAGCGACGAGTTAACGCCTGCTCCACTCGGGAAATTCACCGTATTTGTAACGGTGATATTGTTTGCAAAGACATCAAAGCGAGCAGTCGTAGTACCAAGTGCACCACCGTTTGCATCTGGTCGTAGTGTTCCATAAGATGTCGTATTAAATACGAAAGCATTGAAACGGTTTGAAGTATTACCGAGTGGCTGCTGATCTGCAATCAGAAGAACCCCGCCTTGACCGATGGTAACGTTGGCGTATACAAGAGAACCATTTACTACAAGGTTACCAGATACAACAAACAAGTCGTTTTTAAAGTGCGCGTTGGCTTCTACGTCGACACGATCATAGAAGATCGCGTTGCCAGAAGCAACTAGACCGTTATCAACCTTAAATCTATTATTTGCGCCTGACATATATTACCTTACTTAATGAATTGAGCAACAACTTTTGCAGCCGTGCTAGATCTTGTTTGATTGACATATACTCTTACGTTTGCAGTAGCCACGTTCGCAGAGAAAGTACCAAGTAAGCTGACTCCGGAATTAGCTGCAACAGGTGAAGAAACCGTACCATATGTTGTAAGCTGCGCAGTCGAATTATCATGAGCAAGTAGTACTTCAGAGATCTGTGTATTACCAGCATTTTTCAATTGAATGAGAAGTTTAGCAGTGCTATAGTCTGCCTTTGGATATTCGAAGACAAGAAGATCTGAACCAGTCGTAGCTCCAAGATTTCCGTTTGCAAAGATATCAACTACGTGCTCAGTCTTGAAAGTCACGATGTTTGCATGTGTAGCAGGACCAGTCACTGCGAGCGTATTCGCTAGAGCAGTTGCTCCTGTTACTCCAAGAGTACTCGAAAGCGTTGTAGCTCCAGTTACAGTGAGCGTATTCGAAAGATTCGTATTTCCTGTAACCGTCAGCGTATTTGCAAGAGCAACGTTCGAACTGACTGTCGCAGCACCTACAACAACAAGATGGCTTGTCGGCGTAATGGTAAGATTCGCAGATGCAGTGATCGATCCATTACCAATCGCCGTATTAAACGTTGCATTCCCAACAAGAACCGTAGTAGCATTTGCAACGACATTCGCTCCGACTGCAACAACTGTTTGGTTAGCAGTAACAATACCTGCAAAGAATCCTGTCGGTGTAACGTTAGATGTCGACGTTGAGTTGACAATGCTAACAATTCGAGTATTCGCTAAAACGGTATTACTACCTTCTGCGGTGAAGAATCGAAGCGATGTTAACTCAGAAGCGTTAAGCGTATTACCTACAAATACTCCGCTACTATTTGCTACAACGTTACCAATCGCACCTGTTCCAGTGATTTGCACTGTACCACCATTGGTAGCATTTGCCGTGACGTTTGCGCCGAGCGAGATCTGAATAGTATTGGCAGTAAAGATGCCAGTTTTAAATGCGTTCGGTTCGATGTTTGCAGTGGCACTCGAGTTAGCGATGCTAATGATTCGAGTATTTGCAAGAGTGGTGTTTGAACCTTCAGATGCAAGGAAACGAACTGATGTGACTTGTGAAGAGTTTAAAGTATTACCTACATGCAGGCCACTACTATTTGCAACCGTATTGCCGACCGTACCAGTTCCTGTTACTTGGATCGTGCCGCCGTTGGTAGCATTCGCAGTGACATTGGCACCAAGTGAAACTTGAATGGTGTTAGCTGTAAAGATGCCTGTCTTGAAACTGATAGGATCAATATTTGCAGATGATGTTGTATTGGCAATGCTAATGATCTGATTGTTTGCGAGTACGGTATTGCTACCTTCTGCGGCAAAGAATCGAACACTCGTCATCTGACTGTTCGTAACAGTATTGCCTACATATAGGCCGCTGCTATTTGATACACTGTTACCTACTGCTCCGGATCCTGTGACTTGGATCGTACCACCATTCGTGGCATTAGCAGTGACATTGGCACCTAATGTAATCTGAATCGTGTTCGCTACAAACAATCCAGTGCTAAAGCTAATTGGATTCATCGTAGCAGTGTTAGTGCTATTCGCGGCAACAACTGCGAATGCAGTTGCTGTTGTATTCGTGGTCGAGTTCGACTGAATCGTCAGCTTCGTTGTGTTAGCGACAAGGTTTGCACCAGTCAAACCAGCATGTAGACCGTACTGCCACATGAATGTGTTCGAAGAACCATTGGCAACTTCCAGACGAATTTCGGTCGATGTCACGTTGCTCAGAACAGTGTTCGTACTGATCATGAGATTCGCAAACGAACCGTTGACGTTTCCGCCTTTCATCCAGTTTGTTACGACGAGATTATTAGCCCCGAATGTTCCGTATAGCTGAGCTGTTCTTGGAAACGCAGTGTTACCCGTGTTTGCATACGTGCTATTTGCAGTGATGATTTCTGTCGAAAGCGCGTGAAGAAGTTCATTGGTCTCGAGGAGCCAAACCTCGAACGAGTCGGTAATTACATCAACATTAGCTACTGGTCTTGACATTAATTTCTTCCATTCACTACTTGTAAGAGTAGAGTTTTAATTTCTTTGAGATCGTCTTCGACTGCACTGATTCTATTCGATAGCTCTTTGCTATTCTTCGCTTTCGATCTCTCTGCTACAAACTTTGCATAAGATGCATCGTCTGTATTTATGAAAGCTCCAGTAGAAGTATCTTTCATGAATCCATCAGTTTCAGTCTTGACTAACATTATGCGGAAACTCCGATAACCTGAATAGCCTCTACCTTTGGAACAATGTGAGATTGCGTTGCAAGAAGAACGATCTTAATTTGCATCGATGTATAGCGATCGAACTCTACATATTCTGAGTTGACATATCTTACAGTGTTATCATTTTCAACATTGTTCCATGCAATATTTCTGTACTTCAGTTTATCGATAACAATATCTGATCTTGTAACTCCGGCCGACACGAGACTTGAAGTTGTAATGTTTCGATATGTGCTGATCGCAGTAGTATTTGCTGCCGAGACCACGAACACTTCATGATTACCAAAGTCTTGATCTTTGATTCGAATCAAGTCGCCAGCAGTCACTGTCGCCGAATGATCGCTTGTTGTAGTAATTGTATTCGAACCAGATGTAATTGATCCAGTTCCTGGAAGAGCGACTTGAAGTTCAGGAGCAGTATCAAATCCATATGTAAACTCGTAGAAGTCATTTGGATCTGTCGAGCTAAAGCGATCGATATTATCTTTTAATACAAGCGGAGTCCACGCTTTACTTTGGAATGATTCTCTGTCTGCCGCGTTATGAACTTTTGCATAGACTTTGATTTCTGTTCCAGCTGGACGATATCCTGTCAGATATACTACGATATCTTCTGCATATTTGTCTTGGGCAAATCTAATAACTTTTGAAAGATACTTCGATTTAGCAAGGCCGTTTGCGCCAGTTTCTGTATCATAACTAGCAATGCTGCTAAGTCCTACTGTTCTTGTTTCTGTGTAAACGTTGTTGATGTCGTTCTGATAGAAGTAGAAGTCAAGTTCGCGAGTCGTTGCATAAGGAACGCTGAAGCGGTCGATTTCGGCACTGCTCACAGCAATATTTAGATTCGCGACAACTGATTTTCTTCTGTCTCCAAAAAGATTCGAGCTCTTTGAGGTATCAACTTCGACTGAGCGAGATAAGATATATCCTGTCGCCGACGTATCATTCATTTGAAGAAGATTAATGTTTGTTGATGTAGAAGACAACTGATTCGCAGAGTTGGCAATCTTATAGTTAAGAGTAAATGTAGATCCAGAAGGATTGCCGATTAAGAATGAAGGCTTAAAGTTATCAACAGGATAGCTATCGATAGAAGCGATATTTGCAGTTGCTCCTGATCTTTCTCCTATAATTCTGCCGCCACTCACCGCAAATTTGTTTGTAGCATTTGCTGAAGAGTCTGCCAAAATCAACTTATACTTTGGATAATCTATGTTATAAGCTAAACCTACAGGAGGAACTTTATAATCGATTCCAGAAGCAGAGAAAGCTGGCAGGCTTGCAATTGTCATATGCGTGGCATTCGTGATAGCATTGACAGACAGAATCTGTTTTGCGCCGCCGCTTTGAACTAAAATTTTAGCTCCGCCAAAAAG